CCTCCTGTGATGGTGGGAGATATTCAGAACAGAAAGCCTACTCCAGTAACAACCAAGAATCTGTTCGTACATCACGACTCCCACCCTGTGGTGTTTGATGTGGCGCTACTGCGTAAGTACGGGACAGACTGGTTTGAGTGGGAAGCTGAGACTTTGTGGAAGGAAATCAAAGAAGACTTCCACGTGCCATCCATTTCAGATCATGCGAAGGCTAAGATTCAAGCAATCAAGACACTTCACATAGGGCAGATGTACTGGACAAGCTGGGAGGTGTTCTGTTGGATCACACAGGCATTGAACAACAACATTCCAGACTGGCAAGTACTTCAGAAGCCGTCTATTGCACAGCTATTCAGCAGTGTAGACTCGGCGGAGATGGTGAGGTCAGGTGAGGAGTTCTCTCTTGAGGTACAGAGTTTTGTAGCTGCCAGTGTGTTGGATGAGAACGTTCTGTATGCTCCACATCCCATAGCATTCTGTCAAAGTGAGATCGACAGGTACTTGAAAGACAGAGGGCTAGAGTCCTCAGACTTGATCACAGAGGTGCAGCAGAAGTATAGGGAGATCATACGCACTCCAGAAGGCTTGACTTTGGGGGAAAACTCTGTTGACATACAAGTAGCTAAACTGAAGGTTGCGTGGGATTATCAAGCTCTAAGGAACAAGCAACTCAAGGAACAGTTGCTGTTACTAACATGAGACACATCACTCAGGCCCATATGAATGCACTGGTAGAGCAGCTTCAGAAGGAGGCTGCTTTTCCACTATCTAACATTCGTAGGCTTATACCAGCCGTGCGGGAGGGTCTTAGCAGCAGGATGAGCACCTACGGTGGTAAACTGGCCGTAGGTGCTGGTGCAGGAGCATTGGTAGGGGCTGGTACAGCGGAGCCTGGGGAGAGGCTTCAAGGTGCTTCCAGAGGGGCACTAGTTGGTGGCGGATTAACTGGCATTGGCTTACTAGCTACCAAGGGTGGTAGAGAGGCAGCGAGTAAGGCAACCAAGAAGTTCTGGGATAGGTCTAAGTACCAGTTCACAGGTCATGGTATAGAAGGTACGCCAGCGGAACGGCTTACCAAGGCCAGAGAACTGGGAGTGCTTCCGGAACTAGCAGTGAAGCCTAGTGCTTCAGATTTAACTAGAGCTGCCGCGCAGCAACACGCATTCGAACAAGGTTGGTTGACTGTGCCTGGTGCTGTGCATGGAATGGTTACACATCCAGGTAAGATGTTGCACAACTCTTGGAATAGAATGGGGCAAACCGAGAAGGGGTTGACTGGTGCTGCTGGAGTTGGCATAGGATTGGATGCTGCAAGACCCAGTGAGCCTGGTGGTCCCGGAAGAATAGAACGCACACTAGGTGATGCAGCCAGTACCGTAGGTTATACCGTGGGCCCTTCTGGGCTATTGCCTAGTTATCTGCTTGGACATTGGGCGGGGAAAGCAGGTGCGGGAGTCGGTAAAACTATAGGCAACTTAGTACCTAACTCAGCCGCTCAGGCTATGCCAGAAACTCTTATGCAGGGGAGTGTACAGTGAGCGTGGGTCTAGGTGGTGCAGACTCCTCTGCCCTCCGTTTTTCTAGAACTAGAGGACGTACCGGCAGCTCTTCCGATTACGGTCTGCAATACCCTAGCCCGTTCTTTGATATCGGGCAGACCTACTTGCCGGCAACGGTCAAGCAGATGTTCCGATGGTGCCGATACTACTTCTTGGTGAACCCTCTGATCAATGCGGTAGTCTCCAAGATGGCAGATTATCCCATTACAGACATCATTCTTGATACTGAGAAGCAGGACTTGAAGGATAGCTGGAATGAGTTTCTAAATGGGCAGCTCAGGTATCGTCCTTTTCAGATCGAAATAGGTTTGGACTTTTTCGCTTATGGTAACAGTCTTGTAAGTATCTTTTATCCGTTTGTAAAGATGCTTCGTTGCACTCGATGTGGTTTTGAGAAGCAAGCATCAGATGCTATCTACCGGTTCATGAATTTCGAGTTTCACTGGCAGTGTGAGCAGTGCGATCATGCGGGCATAGCCAAGGTCAGAGATCACTATATTAAGGCACCCAAGGGTATCAGGCTACTCAGATGGAACCCGGAAGACATAGATATCAGGTACAACGACATAAGTGGGGAGTACGAGTACTACTATTCGATCCCAGTGCAGCTGAAGAACGATATCATAATAGGCAAAAAATCAGCGGTAGAAAGTATACCTCAACTGTTCATTGATGCTCTCCGATTGAGGAAAGCTGTCGTGTTCAGCAGGGACAACATCTACCATTTCAAACGTCCTACTCTCGCCGGTAAGGATAGAGGCTGGGGCACTCCTTTGATCTTGCCTGTGTTGAAGGACTGCTACTACCTTCAGATCCTCCGAAAAGCTCAAGAGGCTATATGTCTTGAGCATATTGTTCCTCTGAGAATGCTGTTCCCACAAGCTGGATCAGCCACTAGCGACCCGTTCTGCGTTGCATTAGATAGCTTTGTAGAGACCAGGGATGGGATCAAACCTGCTGGAGAGGTGCAGCAGGGTGAGTTTATGAAGAATCATCATGGTGAGTGGGAGCCGGTAAAGTGCATTCTCGATCGACCCATTCAACCTGGTGAGAAGTCATATGAATTTACCATTGCTTCTTTGTCTGCTTTCCCGTTCAAAGTTTCCGAAGAGCACCCTCTATTGGCTGTTAAACGGCCTGTACCTTCTCGCGGTTATGATGGAATTGAAGAGCCGGATTTCATACAGGCACAATCTATAGAAAAGGGTGACTTTGTCTGTTATCCACGTAGACGAGTGACGTGGGATAGACTGGAGTTAGACCTGCACGACTACCATCCAGAACGTGCCTTTAGTGCAACATACGTCTACCGTCGCTTGAATCAGGAGGCTGCGGACATCTATGAATATTTGGAGGAGAGTGGAGTACCAGAGTTCAAACATAGAGACAAAGCAACCTTCCTGGAGGAGCATGGTTGGACAGATCAAAACTATCTGAACGCTCGAAATGCGTTCACTCAGAGTGAGTCTATAGATCGAATACCTAGATTCTTACCAGTAACCGAAGATCTGGCTTACCTTATTGGCCTTTATGCAGCAGAGGGTAGTCCAAAAGATACTGGGGCATCTCTAGCTTTGAATTCTGCTGAAGAAGATATCATGGATCGAGTAGACTCCACATTGGCTGGAATGGGGTTCCAACCTGGTCACAGATATACTAGAGAGCACTCAACTCAATATGATATTGGAGATGTTTTCCTGGGTGGTTTACTAGTACAATTGTGTGGAAAAGGCGCAGCAAATAAACATCTACCAAGGTTGATTACAGAAGCTCCAGATCACATAGCTCTTAGAGCCGTGGAAGGTGTACTAGCTGGTGATGGCTGCTCTTTCAATACTTCTACATGTAGAGAGGGATTGAAGACTGTAAGTCCACAGCTTGCTGTGGATGTCAGAACCCTTCTCCTATCTTTTGGTTTGATTGCGACAGTGCAAAAAGCCATACCTGGCCCAGACGAGAGAGCCAAGCTGCCTTACTATCAAGTTAATCTTAACGGCTCTCAGGCGGATGAGTACTGTGCTTTAATTCAAGGCAAAGCACCTCAGATAGGTGTCAGTAGGTGTGGCTTTATACGTGGCGACTATGTTTATTTGCGTGTTAGTGCTCGCAGGGAAGCCCCAGAGGTGAAGACAGTTCGTGGCTTCCAGATGTCTCGATCAAAGTCCTTCTGTGTTGTTGGTGTAGCTACGCACAACACTACAGTGAATCTTCAGGACTGGCATGATCAGATCGCAGGAGAGATCAGACGCTGGAGGGCGGATAATTCGTATATTCCTATACTCCCATTACCGATAGGTCAGGAGACAATAGGTGGTGATGGTCGGGCCCTACTATTGAGCCAAGAAATCAGGGTATGGTCCGAGCACATTGTTGCTGGTATGGGAGTTCCAAATGAGATCATATTTGGTGGTCTATCATACTCCGGATCAAATGTTTCTTTGCGTATGCTCGAGAACATGTTCTTGGGCTACCTGTCAGATCAGTTGTCTTTGCTAAGGTGGGTAATTGACAGGACGGCATCCTACCTAAGCTGGCCTAAGGTAGGAGCAAGGTTCAAGCCATTCAAGATGGCGGACGATCTACAGAGAAAGGCGTATCTCTTTCAGCTTAACCAAGCTGGCAAGATGTCTGATGAGTCTCTACTTGCCGATGCTGATTTTGATTCGGCTAAAGAAGATAAGATCATGGAGATGGAAGCTTCTCGTCGTGTTTCAGCGATGAAGAAGCAAAGACTGTTACAGGCGGAGATGGAGGGAGAAGCCATGCTTGTTACAGCAAAGTGGCAGAACAAAGCACAGGCTAAGGCTATGGTAGAGCAAGCTGCCATACAGACGGAAGCAGCCAAGGAGCAGATGACTTTCCAGTCAGAGATGCAGAATGGGATGATGCAAGATCAGGTTGCGGCACAGACAGGCCAACCAGCACCGCAGAAGTCTCCAGACTTAGCTTCTACTCCAAGAAACCCAGCTTTGATCTCACCTCCAAAAGAGATTACATCCCCACTTACCATGAGTAGCATTCAGAAGCATCCGGCTTCAGCTACCAATTCAGATATCGCGAGCGGTACGAATGTAGACTTGTTGTATGTGGCGAGAAAGTTGGCGGACAAGATATCAAGGCTTACTCCTGCAGAGAAGCCGGTAACACTCAGACGTCTTCAAGAACGTAGTCCAGAGTTGCACGATACGGTTGTTGGGCTAATGATGAGTGGAGCGAACGGACCAACAGCCGCTTCAGCTGCTACTGCAAGATCTCTGCCTATGCAGAAACCTCCACAGCGCGGGGCTGAAGCGGCCTTGGTGTGATCTACGTTCACCTCTTCTCTCTATCTGCCTCTAGTGTTGTCTGCTTTAGTTGTCTCCAGTGAAACCTGGAAACGCCCTGAGACTTGGCGTCTGCAAGTAGCAGCTGGAACTGCTTGAATACGATGTCTATTTTTTGTGCTTCTTCATCTTCGTGGTACTTATCTATTAGTATCTGTGCGATGAGCCTGGGATACCAGTAAGCCTCTATGTACTCTCGCTGCTTTCCATTGGGGTATCTACTACCTCTAGGGTTGTAGATAACTGATAGCCCAGACTCCGCACTCATCAAGTGCAACCATACATTGATCGGATTCTCTACTACCAGCAGACACACGTCATTGATGTTTTTCCAGGTCACTTGAGGCAGCCGGGGATCTACTATGCCAGTCCCAGTTGCCATTTTGATCTTACTCCTTTCTTTAGTCTCTGTTTTCTAACACATCCAGAAGACAGCCTCTGCATAAGATCATGGGTTTAGCAGAGCCATCTTCCACGAACACCTCTTCCTCTAGATCTATGTGACCCAGAGTTACTTGATTCCCATATGGGTTCATATCAAAGTCTTGCCCGCAGACAGCACAATATCTAGTGCTGTAGGTGTGCTCCTCCTTGTCGACTGCCCCATAACTCTGCAGGAAGCAGTCAGCATGACAGACTCTGATCTCAACATCAATCCCCTCAGGTAGTTCTTCTAGGGGTGCATCTGCCCATGCATGGAACACGAAAAAGCTTGGGTCCTTTTGCATGGGCAGTACTTTTCCATTTTCAATCACTACTATTTCTGCGTTACCTAGAGTGGCAGCGCAGAGAAGTTCACAGGGCGAATTCGGTCTGACGATTAGTGCGCACATGTCTGATAGGAAGCATCAGTATTGTCATGAACGCTGCCAAGAAGCTGAAAACAAAGTGCCACATCATTCTGCACCTTGTTCTGTCACATCCTTTCCTTCCTCTGCTTGGTTTTGTTCACCGTCGATCTCTCCATTTATTTCATTTTGGAGATCGTCCATAGCTCCGCTCTTTTCGTTCGGGTCGGACTCAAGCATCTAACGTAACCCCTGTACTTAGGTGTTGCCTCTGTGTCAACCTAGACACAGCCAGAAGCAAAGCTTTTTCTTCTGTACTGTACTTATAACGCTTTCTGACGCACAATTTCGTGCCCATCGAGCGTGTCTTCTGGTAGCTTGAGTATTGGTAACACCTATAACATAGGAGATATACGTGGCACGTATTGTCCCGGCAGAGGGGTTTGATCTCCTCAAAGACCGAGTACAAAAAGCAGTCAGCGGTCTCTTTCCGATAGTAGGGAAGAAGAACACGCTAGAGTTACATGATGTAGCTGTCAGAGATGACCTGGACAGTGGCGATTTTAGGTCTCAGAAAGCGGCCAAGCTGGAGGGTAAGTCGTGGGCGGTACCAGTAGAGGCTACGTTATCCCTGAAAGACAATGCTACTGGTAGGGTAGTAGATAGGCAAAAGATCAAGCTGATGAGCTTGCCTAAGACTACTAATCGATACAGTTACATAGTAGATGGTCAGGAGTACCAGGTAGACAACCAGTGGCGGTTGAAGCCTGGCGTATACAACATGGTCAAGGCTGACGGTGCACTAGAGTCACATTTCAATGCCCCTGGTGGTGGATTCAAAGTTCATTTTGATCCAGCTTCTCATGCTTTCTCTATGGAGTATGGCAACTCCAACATACCACTCAAGCCACTGCTGCATGCTATGGGAGTGCCGGAAGAGGAGGTAGAGAAACGGTGGGGTAAAGATATAGCAGTCGCTAATCATGCGGACATGCCGAAGGCATTGTCCAAATTCTACAAGGCTGACACAGGTCTCAAGCCCTCATCCACCATGACTCCAGAAGATACTCGAGCACATTTCTGGCAAGTCATGGACAATACCAAGATGAATCCAGATGTCAACATGCTCACGTTAGGTAAGGCACACTCCAACGTGACAGGTGCCGCGCTACTGGATGCATCAGACAAGCTACTCAAGATTTCTCGTGGTGATGCCAAGCCAGATCCTAGAGACGCCATCATGTTCAAAGACCTCCACTCTATGGAGGATTTCGCAGCTGAGAGAATAACTCGCGGCTCTAAAGACATACTACGTAAGATCGGAAATACAGTAGATAAGAAGGACAAAGTCAGAGATATCATAGCTCCAGATACCTTTAATAAGCATGTACGGTTGATGTTTACCAAGAACTCCCTGGCTTCAACACCCAGTCAAACCAATCCTCTTGAAATGATCTCAGCCCAGTTCAAAACTACCATCACAGGGGAGGGCGGTATCAAGAGTGAACATACGGTATCTGATGAGGCAAAGTTGATAGACCCGTCTCACTTGGGCTTCTTGGACCCTATACATACTCCGGAAGGAAAAGATACAGGCATCACTTTACGCCTTCCCATAGGTGTGACCAAGAAAGATCACGATGTTACCATCAAGATGTACAACCTCCATACAGGCAAAAATGAGGATGTTAACCCTACTATTGCTTACAAGTCCCACGTAGTTCTACCAGATCAAGTAAAGTGGGTGGATGGTAAACCAGTACCTATTGGGCCCTCTATCAAGATAAGCGGTATCGAGAATGAGATTTATGATGGCTCTATGAAGGGTGCAGACTATGTGATGCGAGACCCAATGCAAATGTTTTCATTTGCATCGAACCTTATTCCGTTCATGCCCGCAGATCACCCCAATAGAAGTACCATGGCCGGCAGACAGATGGAGCAGGCAGTATCTCTGCTACATAGAGAGGCACCTCTTGTTCAGAGTTTGGCTGGCGCACATAGCTTCGAGCACATGGTGGGTGGTTTTGCTAGTCATCATACACGAGATGATGGCACAGTTACTCAGATCAAACCAGATGCCATAGTCATCGAGGGAGAAGACGGAAAAAGGCGCGAGGTACATATTTACGATCATTTTCCGTTGAACGAGGATAAAGCATTCTTACACTCTACGCCACTTGTAAAGGTTGGGGATAAGGTAAAGGCTGGGCAGATAATAGCGGATACCAATTTCAGTAGGGGTGGCGTGTTGGCGATGGGTAACAACCTACGAGTTGGTTTCATGCCATACAAAGGCTTGAATTATGAAGATGGTATTGTAGTCACAGAGAGCGCAGCTAAAAAACTTACCTCCGAGCATCTACACAGGCACACAATAGAAAGAGATGTATCACATGTTTTGGATAAGCGAAAATTCCAGGCGTATATACCTACCGGAATGAACAGATCCCAGGCTGATAAGCTAGATGATGAGGGTGTGATCAAACCGGGCACAGTAGTGATGCCTGGCGATACTCTAATAGCCGCTCTTCGTGCTTCAAACGAATCAGAGAAGCGCGAGGATGTGCAACTATCCAAGTTGCACAAATCTATTGTACGACCATTCAAAGATGCAAGTGTCACATGGGACAACGACTACCCAGGAGTAGTGAAAGAGGTAGTTAAGACTGGGGCCGATGTTGCTGTTCACGTAAAGACAGAAGAGCCTCTAGAGATCGGTGACAAGATTTGCGGTCGCCACGGCAACAAGGGCATAGTCACCTGCCACGATGAGTCAACTGAGATATTGACAGATCAAGGTTGGAGATACTTTAAGGATCTTGACAGAACAGAGTTGATCTGTACACGTAATATTCTAGGTGAGATAGAATATCAACAGCCTACAGCCTATATAGATCAGCCGCACAAGGGAAGGATGTACAAGTATGCTGGGCGCAGGTTGGATGTTCTTTGTACCCCCGAACACAATCACTATGTTCGTGGTCGAGGGCAGGAACAGTTTAAGCTGTTGTCTGCGGAGAAATGTTTTGGTTTGCCAAAGATACACGTGCGTACTGGTAAATGGTATGGAGTTGATCTAGACAAAATCGTTATTCCAGGCAGGCCACGTAACAGTAATCATCAGGCTGAAGAATTTTGTGAATCTAGGGAATATGACGCTGACGATTTTCTAGAATTCTTTGGTTATTGGATTACAGAAGGTTGTCTGGGCAATGATTCGCATATTACCATTGCCCAGACAAAAGAGATACACCCGGACGTGTATGTTAAGATCACAGCTGTGTTACAGCGTATGGGGTATAGTACTTGTGAACAACCTACTGTAATCGTTATTTCTGATCCAAGACTACACACTTGGTTAAAGCAATTTGGTAAGGCTAAGGCGAAGTTTATTCCACGTGATTTCATGATGGTCTCACAGAGGCAGTTACGTATTCTCGCAGATGCTCTGTTTGAGGGTGACGGTGGGGTCTATTACAGAGAGAAAGATAATCACACTAGGTATGAACTATTTACATCATCACAGAGATTATCTGACGACTATCAAGAACTGGCACTAAAGCTTGGTATGTCTGCCAATGTCAAGCCTCAGAAAGGAGAATACGGAACTGAATACGTAGTACGTTGGTCTCTGAAGGATGAGGTGTGGACTAATAACGATCGTAGATTTGATAATGAGAGTTGGGTAGATTATGTTGGTCGAGTCTACTGCGTGGATGTACCTAATCATGTGATCTATGTGCGCAGAAATGGCATTCCGGTATGGTCCGGCAACTGCATCGTACCAGATCATGAGGCCCCATACACTAAGGATGGCAGGCCCCTAGATGTGCTATTAAATCCACTGGGGGTGACTGGTAGAACTAACCTTGGTCAGGTACTAGAGGTTGCTGCAGGTAAGATTGCGGAGAAGACGGGCAAGACCTACTTTACTAAGAACTTCAAGCCGGATGCAGATTTACATGCTCAGGTCACACAAGACCTGGCTAAGCATGGATTGACAGACAAAGAAACCGTCTTCGATCCTATGAACGGAAGACCCATGGGTGATGTTCTCGTGGGCCCCATGCATATGCTCAAGCTTCATCATCAAGTGGAGAAGAAACTAAGTGCTAGAGCTTTAGGCTACGGCTATGCCTATGACAGAAACAAAATACCTCAAGGTGGTGGCCCACACGGTGCTCAGTCTTTAGGTGTACTGGGTTTATACGCCATGCTGGGGCATGGAGCAGTTGCCAACCTGCGCGAGATGAACACTTGGAAAAGCGATGCAGGGCAGGGAGATCAGTTCTGGACTGCTCTGCAAGCTGGGGAAATGCTTCCTACACCTAAACCTACGTTTGCATATAATAAGTTTATCAGCTTGATCAAGGGTCTGAATGTGAACGTGGAGAAGACTGGTAACAGCTTGATACTTTCTCCGATGACGGATAAGCAAGTACATGAGATGAGCAACGGAGAGCTCAAAGACCCATCCAAAATGACAATTGCTAAGACCATGCGGCCTGAACCAGGTGGTCTCTTTGATCCCAAAATTACGGGTGGTTTGGAAGGAGATCGGTGGTCACACTTTGTTTTGCCTGAGGCATTTCCAAACCCAGTGTTTGAGGGGGCTATAGTAAAACTGACTGGTATCAAGACCAGTCAGTTTGATGGATTGATTGGAGGCACCTTAGCTTACGATCCTGCTACTGGTAAAATTGGCGACCCTTTGAAGATGAAGGGCGGATTAGTAGGAGGTAAGGCTTTCAATGCATTGCTGGGTAAGATTGACGTGAAAAAAGACCTAGCAGCTGCCTTGGAGAAGTTACAGAAGCCTACACTCAAGGGTTCTTACTTGGACGACGCCAATAAGAGAGTCAAGTTCTTGAAGGTGCTGGATAGATTAGGCGTCAGTCCAAAAGACGCATACATGATGCAGAGTGTGCCTGTGCTTCCACCATCCATGAGGCCACTACCCATCCTTCCAAATGGTACGATCAGTGAGGAGGACATCAATGGCCTGTATAAGAGCCTGCATTTGACTGCATCCAGATACGCAAAGATGTCTCCACTAATACCAGACGAAGATCAGTCTAAGGTGGAGCTAAGGCAAGAAGTGTATGATGGCCTACGTGCACTGTCTGGTATAGGTAGTTTCCCCCGTGGTAATCGTAGAGGTATCTTGGACTACATTGCGGGTAAGCGATATGTAGATGGAGTAAAGACTGGCCCTCCAAAAGAGGGGTTCTTCCAGGAGCAGTTGGTTACACGTAAGCAAGACATGACCATGCGCGGAACGATCATTCCTGAGCCGTCTCTAAGTTTGGATGAGGTAGGTATTCCTAAGTCTGCGGCACTCGAGTTGTACAAGCCTTTCGTTATTCGAGAGCTACGAAATTTAATGGGCATTTCCCCACTTCAAGCGCAGCAGAAGATGAGTGAGGGCGGAGATATAGTAGATCGAGCGTTGGACAGGGCTATACTTAGCCGTCCTATATTGTTGAAGCGAGACCCTGTACTACATAAGTATGGTATTCAAGCATTCAAGCCTCGTATCGTCAGCGGAAAAGCAGTACAGATTCATCCCCTAGTAACTAGCGGTTTCAATGCTGACTTCGACGGCGACTCTGTCCTAGGCGATATTCTAGTTGCACATCTAGATAAGACTGGGTGTGCTGAGGGCATGCCGCACACTGGAAGACTTTTTTCATATAAGATCATAGATTTAGCAAACTTCCCTCACCTGCCTGATCCGATTAGGACAACCGAGACAGGTGTTACTGTTTATGCTGTACCGCCCGGTACATTTGTTCCGGCATTTGATGGTGGCGCTTTCGATATGTCCGAGGTAACTGAATACTCGGTGCACCCGAACTGCGAGGAATGGAGGATAGAAACGGAAAGAGGCCGGGAAATGTTTGTATCCGAAGATCATAGCCTGGCGCTCCTTAACCCGGCCACCTTAGAAGTCTATGATGCTGTGCCTTCAACTGCAGAAGGTATGTGGTTACCGACTTTGCGGTATTTGAATCCTGGCCCAGCACCGGTACCGTCTTTGCCGGGCGTCGCAACAAAAAATGATAGGGCGCTAGCCATGCTGGAGGATGTGCCTGCTACATTTGATGTTGGTTGGTTTCTAGGTACAACAGTAGGTGATGGTTGGGTTTCACAACGAGGCCCAAGTAAAGACTTTTTAGGCAAGCTCAAGGATGAGTCGGTAGTAGAGAGCCGTTCTGTGTTTCTTGCATATGGGGCAGACGGTAGGGACGTTGCAGATAAGTGGGATAATGTTGGTAAGTACATTTCTCAGAAAACACGTACGGGGGATATCTCAGCACCGCATAAGTTTGGGGAATACGAATGTCAGTCCTTCAAGTCAAGCATATGTTCTACTGCTCTAGGTCTGTGGCTAGAGCCCTTGATTGGAAAGGGTGCTGCTAACAAACACCTACCTGATGGCTTTCTACATTTCCCTGTAGAGTTTCGCCAGGGGCTTTTCTGTGGTTTGATTGATACAGATGGTACTGTAAACTGGAGTAACGGAGTTAACAAAGCTCCGCAGTTCTCTATGTCATACAGCACTGTAAGTCCGGACTTGACAGAAAGTATACAACTTCTTGGTTTGTCTTTAGGGCTAGTACCTAGTTGTACAGCTACCCATACTCCGGCCGGCAAACCATCTTGGGTTATTACATTCTCTATTCGTACTGTGCAGGATGCTGATTGGATCAAGCTGGAACATACTGACAAGAGGGCAGCCCTAGAAAAGTTGCGAGACTCTAGTAAAGTAATATACGGTAGATCTGATCAAGTACCACTTCTAGATGCTGCCAAAGAAGAGTTGCTGGAGCACTTGCGTACTCTTGGTGCTGCCAAACGTAAAGGGCATGGCCATAATGCAGCCGCTTTTTCTAGCTACACAGTCCTCAGACAATCCAATGGCGGTGTAAGCCGTATCACTGTGCAGAATTTGAATGATTTGATTGATCAGTCTACCCGTTCAGAGTATCTCTCTAGGTGGTTTGCTCTCGCTATGAATGCAGATGTTGGTTGGGATAGGGTAGTAGCCTCCAAAGCGACTGGTGAGATAAAAACCATGTACGATCTAAAGGTCCCAGGACCTTGGACCTTTACCATGGCTAATGGTGCTGCTGTTTGGGACTGTATGGGAGCTTTTGTACCAGTCGGTTCAGAGGCTGTTGCTGAAGCACACAAGATGTTTCCCTCTAACAACCTGTTTAGTCCTGCCACTGGTAAGCTGATGTACTCTCCTTCTGGCGAGAGTAGATTAGGGTTGTATGGGCTTACACGTGCAGGGGCTGCTACTAGTCACGAGTTCTCTACCATTCAAGATGTAGAAACTGCGGTGAGAAAGGGCACTGTCAAGCTAACAGATCAAGTGAAGGTTGGTGGCATACACTCTACCGTAGGTAGGTTCATGGTGGCTGGAGCTTTACCGGAGAGTATGCGAGGAGAGTATCTTGGTAGGAAGGAACCTCTCAATGCATCAGCACAAGAGGAGCTGATGACTCGCATTGCAAAGGAACACAAGAACGAGTATGGGCAGTCTATAAACAAGCTCAAAGATCTGGGAAACATGTGGGCCACTCAGACTGCGTTCTCTGTTGGTATGTCAGAGTTAGCTCCTGATAGAGAAGCAAGGAATAGGATTCTTGCCAAAGCGGACGATCAGGTATCCAAGTTAACTGGTGCAACCAAAGATGCAAAGACTGTTGAGATATATGCTAAAGCAACAGATGAGATGGATAAACACTTTAGGGCTATTTCGGAAGAGGGTAACAACCTGATGCTGTTGCACAACATGGGTATGAAGGGTGGTACGAATACTATTCGTCAGATACGTGCCGCGCCGATGCTCATGGCTAATCACAAAGGAGAGATTATACCTAGCCCTGTACGAAAGTCTTATGCCGAGGGACTAGATATTGCCGGCTATTGGACAGCCACAAGTGGTGGCCGTAAGGGTGTTATCCAAAAGGTTCAGGCAGTTCAAGAACCTGGTCATATCACCAAGCAGGTAATGAACTCTACTATGAATAATCTCATCTTAGATCATGACTGTGGAACAGATAAGGGAATTTCTCTTTCTATTGATGAGAAGGACATTTTAGACCGATTCACAGCCGCAGATGTCAAGCTCGGTAATAGGATTATCAAGTCGGGCACGCTTATTACACCAGAACTCAGGAGTGCTTTCCGGAACAACAACGTGGGCAAGGTAGTCGTCAGGTCTCCACTTCGTTGTTTGCATGGACCTGGACTGTGTCAGAAATGTTTTGGCTATACTGAGGATGGTCGATTGCCAGAAGTAGGATTAAATGTAGGTGTACTTGCTGGTCAAGCCATAGGTGAGCGCGCTACTCAATTGGCTATGAAGGCTTTTCACCAAGGGGGCACTGCATCATCCAAGTCTTCACTAGTAGATCAGTTTAACCAAGTCCAGGACTTGTTGCTGTTCCCAAAGCAGTTGCCAGGCTCAGCTACCCTCAGCACCGTATCTGGAAAGGTGACTAAGATTGAGAAAGACTCAGCCGGTGGTCACAACGTGATCATAGAAGAAGAACGTCACTACATCCCACAGTCGAGAGGGGTACCAGTGTATGACAAGAAGCCGTTGGCGGTCGGTACAGAGGTCAAGAAAGGTATGCCCATTTCAGAGGGCCGCGTGAACCCACACGAGATGTTGCCCTTAACTGGTATTGAACCAGTGCAAGCCCTATTGGCCAGCAATCTTGCTGACATGTATGAGGGGCAGGGAATTCGTAGACGTAATCACGAGGTTGTGATCAAAGCTCTTACTAACCTCACCAAGATTAAAGACGCAGGTTCTTCTACTCATTACATTCGTGGCGACTTCGCGCCCACCACATTTGTGTCCTCACTGAATAGGGGGATGGCTAAGGGCGAGCATCCCATAGTTCATGAGCCTATACTTAAGGGCGTCAATGTTTTGCCGTTAGATATGCAGGAAGACTGGATTGCAAAACTCAACCACGAGGGTCTGGCAAATACTGTAATCGATGCTGCACAGCAAGGGTGGAGATCAAACCTGCATAGCCTCCATCCAGTGCCTGCTGTGGTATATGCTGCAGAGCTAGGAAAACCCCCCAAAGATTTGCCAGGATACTTCTACTAATGCATAAACCACCCAAAGATATAAGAGGGGCGGTCTGAGCTATGGCCGCCTCCTTCAAGAACTCGGCCGCTAGAACGGGTAATAGAACAGCCAGGTTCGAAACGGGTGTGGTTGCAAGTGTGAATGTCCAGAACATGACAGTGGATTGGACTGCCCAGCATAGTGGGAAGCAGATGGCTGGGGTGCAGGTGATGTCGCCATACTTACACTACAACAATGGGGAGGGTTTCTCCTGTTGCCCGGAAGTAGGGGCAATCTGTGTTCTGTGCTGGCCTTCAGACGAGGAGTCTCCCTTCGTCATGGGGTTCATCACAGCTCCTGAGATAGTGGGGGCTGTGTCTGGAGATGTGCAACAGGAGTCACAAGACCCGGACGTAGAAAGTCCTGACGACATGCCTCCAGCTCAGACTACCAACTCAGGCGGTACGACCACACCCAAGACTACAGATGCCAGCTATCGTGCTGGCCGTCCAGTGATGAACCCAGGGGATATATGGATACAGGGTAGGGATGAGAACTTTTTGATCTTAAAGAGGGGTGGAGTACTACAAATAGGATCTACGAACATTTGTCAACGCGCCTATGTTCCCATCTCTAACTTCATTCGTGACTTTTGTGAGAACTACGAGCTCAACACAGCAGCTGGCTCTTTGTCTTGGTTAGTACACCCGGTAGAGAGAGATCCTGGGGGCAATGCACCCACAGAGTTTACCCTTCTTACCAGAGAGTTCGCCCAAGATAAAAGTGCCTCCATTAAGGTGAGCGTGGGCTCTCTGGATTCTGAACCAACTCCTCCAGGTGGTCCTGATGGCGATAAAACGTACATAGAAATTGTGATTGCACCAGGAGCTATGGATCCTTCTAGTGGTGTAGTATCGGGAGACCCAGTCTATGTACTTAGGCTATCTAAGAATGGCTACTCTTACTCCATGCAGGCTGGCTCTCGTACGATAGAGGTGAAGCAGAATGATTCCTTAACGGTTGGCGGTAACCAAACCATTCAGGTAACTAAAGACCGTTCAGTAACTGTGCAAGGTAAGGTTACTGAAACTATCACAGGTGAACATAATATTACTGGTTCAGACTCAAGCACCGAGACTTGGGGTAAGATCAAGACAATCACGGCAGCCCTCACTAAAATAGGTGGTCCTGACGCTTCCGAGCCAGGCGTTCTTGGGCTACAGTTATTGCAGTGGCTTGCTACTCATACACATGTGCCGTACTCTCCACCTGTACAGGCTGGAGCACTGCAGTCCATACTTGCTAAGAAAGTGATGCTCAAATAGATCATGCCTCTTGTTGCTTCCGCAATGTCTGATGCCATCTTTGCTTTACTGGTAGCAAAGCCTATAGGCACTAAGCCTGTAATGTCTCCCATTCAGACTCCCAAACCTGATGGCACAGTAGATGTGAAGTCGACAGTCACGGCACTGTTACCTGTTACGTTGGACCCGACTTTAGCAAAACTGATCGCAGACTCAGTAGCCACAGCTGTATGTGCACAAATGACATCTGCTGCATTGGTTGTGGGAACTTGCTCGGTAGGACCAGTCACTGGTCAAATCACGTGAGGAGATCAAAATGGACCTGTTTCTAGACAACGCACCTATTCAGATTGAAAAGACAGGCATGGAGGCAGGTCTAAGCGAGGATGCCAATGATTGGCCTCAACAGATCTTAGATGAACTGTATCGGCAAGTGCCTTATGCCAGTGACTATGCACCGAAGGTTGTACTTCGATCTATCGACGCAGACCGGAGATATGGTCTTGGTCAGATTGAACTCCTCAACAAGATGGCGATCAATCCTAGGGATGATGACACTCCTGATGTGCTGAAGGGCAGACAAAAGGCTCTGATCCCAGTCATCATCCAGGACGGTAAGCTCAAGCCCTTGGATATTCTGATGTACGACGGAAAGGTAGAGCCTCTGACGGATGAGAGACTGAAGAAGGCTCTGTTTAGGCCCAACCTGTTTGAAGCGATTCGTGAACGTCCTGGCGATATCTCCTTGATCGAACAACTATACCCACCTCATAGGCAATACGGTGGTGCTCGTGGCCCCATAATGGCAGATATCGGTGCGGCGGGAATGGGCAAGGAGAGTAGTGCCCAGCCACAATGTCTGTTTGATGCCATCCTCCCGACCATCACGGAGGAGCAGGCTGCGGAAGTTATCGAGAAGATGGGTGCTGATAACTCCGTCACGTTCGCACAAGTGACAAAGAATCCAGTAGTTGGTGAGTTCTTGCACAAGCTAGGCCATGCCTCTCTACAGGAGGCTAGGGGCTCGGACTACCTGAAGAAGGTAGCTGGGGCCATCAAACCCAACGTCATCCAAATTCAAAAGATCGAAGGTGGATTCCGGATCAAGACAGCAAATACTGAAGCTCTGATTCCAGACTTTCAAGACATTCCTCGCCCGGCAGCAGTAGGTGCACTAGGTGGGGATATGGTATCTAGGGTGGAGGCTGATGGTACAACAACCATCACCACTCAACCTGTGGTCAAGGAGACACTTCTAGATATTCAGATCGAAGTAGTCAACAAGTTTGGTCTCTACAAGGTGAAGACACAAGACGAGAACCGAGAGCTGGTAGGATGGGTATTCCCAAAGGTCATGGACTTCAGTGGAACTCTACTACCCATGGCTTTGTTCACTAATGGCAGTGAGTCGGCTATGCAAGAGAACATCGCTGGTGTATCTCTTGGTCGGCACACAGATCTATTGGACACAGACCCTGAAGGCTTTGGCTCTTTCTACTATGCTACCCCTGAAGGTGCTATCGCGTTTGTGCCCATCAATATTCATGCGACTATCGAAACACCAGAGGGTACTGGCTTCAAATGTGACACCGTCACTGGTGAGCAACTGATCATAACGAAGTTACCGGGGCTCAAGGAGGTGTCCATGATTGAGGAAGGACACTATGGAATTCCTGAGGACTGTGGCTTCTTGTCTTTTAACGAAGTGGTTGACCTGGCATCATCTCCAGATGAGTACACCAAGGTGGCAGAAGCTCGTGCTCTATCAACTGCTGTACGTGTGATCACAGATAGCGGAAAGAACTTCACCTTCCAGGGAGAAACCATAGACAAGTTGGCCGGAGTCATGGAGTCTGTGTGCTTGAGTAAGGACGATGCCGTCTTCTTGGGTACTGTACTAGGGCAAGAACCAGTACAGTTTGAGAAAGATCTGGTTGGTATGCGGAAACAAGCAAGCCAAGAGCTGTGGTTTCCAGCTAGACAGGTCACCCTATTCAATGACTGCTTCCAAAAGGCTAAGTCAGCAGCTGCTGACTACTTGAAGAGCTTGCCCAACCTCCGGGCTTATTTACTCAAGGAAGCAGCCATGCTCGAGGACCCAATGGCGGTGGATAAGATATTGTCAGTGGGGTTCATCAATCCAGAGAACGTCACTATCTTTGCCAGCTACGTACCAGAATTCGAAGCAGTTATACGGAAGTTAGCGGAGTTATTGGTGGCTACACGTATGGGTCTCAATTCTGTAGATGAAGGTGCGCTTCAGCGTTCTATGATTCATTTGGACAAGGTTGTTGCTGGTTTGAAGACACTGGGTAGTTTGCCACAAGCATAAGTCTGAGGGCTGTCTTGGAGATCAATCGCAGTCCAGCAGAGTTCTTCTGTATGTTTTTGCTGTCCCAGCAAAAACACGATGTGAACACGATTATGCACATCATGGAAGATCATAATCTCTATGCGGTGGGGGCCAGATACATAGAGCGTTTGAAGGAAAAGATGCTTCCTTTTCCAGAGCCTTGGGCACCAACGCCCAACCTGGGAACCGAAAGTGAGCAACTTGCTACTCGCGAATATCTGCACACGTATGGTATACACGATCTGTGGTACCCCAATGCTGCCGCTCAAGAAGCTTTCCAGATTCTTGGTAATCCAGGGCTAAGAGAAAACACAGAGCAACTCCTGCTGTCTCCCCTTCGTGTAGAAGAGATAGTCAGGAGATTGAATGAGCACCACAAAGTCAAACTGACTGCGGAGGGAGTAGAGGCATTTGGCCACTACTTCTGGAATCGTAAGCTACTCTCTATGGGAGAGTGGGTTGCGTTCATGGAGGATAAGCCTGCTGCTTACTCTCGTATCACTGCTTTAAGGGCTTCCCCAGACACAGCAGACATGGTTGTACCCTGGTTGGCAGGGATGTCGGGCCCTCCTTCCAGCATCAATACTGGGGCAGTAGCACGTCGTATGCGTGACGTAGCATTCTTGAAGGTGCTGGAGATTGAAAGAGAACCAGCATCCTTAGATCATGCCAACATGATGAGTAAATACATGTCTGTCATCAAGGCTGCTGAGGACGAGATGCGCCAGAGTGATGTGGCTCTGCGTGAAGTTCTGAACGCCTTCGAGAAGTTCCGCATGAAGAAAGATGATCGTAAGATTCCTGCTATTGAAGATGTGGCTGGTGTAAACTATAGCCAGTCTGGAAGTGGAACCGATACAATGTCAGAGGCCGACCGATTACTGGAGGAAGCAGATGGCTGAGAAACTTGATCTGAAGATAGTACCATTCGTAGCAGACAAACACGAGCATGAAGCTGTAGATACATTGCCTACCAAGACTGTTACTACAGGAGCTATCGCTGACGCAGTTCCTAAGTTCAAGGAACGGACTATCGGTAAACTGTTTGCAGAGTTCGGGGCTAAAGATGGTTTATTGATCTATCACTTCTACCACTCAGATCGAAAGACCATATTCGATGCTGCCACAAAGAAGATGGATGAGAATCGTTCAGCAGAGGCAAGACAATCTATAGCAGAATTGGCCAATGGTGCTTTAGAGGAGACTCCTTGGTGGCCCTCTATGCGGGCAAGTGTGGCGGCTGCTATATCAGAACTGTTTAGGGATACACCAGTTGATTTGAAGTATGTGCCAGAGGTAGATAGCTGGTCTGCGGTTATGCCTATGGAGACTATGCCTCTTGGAGTGCAGAGCCCGGAGCATATAGCTGCGCTAGTACTTAATGTGGCACATAGACTTGGTCAAGTAGGGGTAGTAAAAGAAGAGGGTTAAATTCTGGCCGGCAGATGCCGGCCTGGTTGACGAGTTAGGGCCACCACAACTCTTGCAGCTATTTTGAACCTTCCCCCACCCACACCGTTAGTGCTGGAGTCAAGATTCCCTTACTCGTCAGTTTTGTATCTTTTTGGGCGAGCATTCTAGGAATGGTGTGGTGGCTATCTTCCATTCCTATCAATATCCTTATAGCACACTACGCCAACAATTTTTCACGGATCGTCATGGCAACAATTACGTTAGCGGAAGCCGATCTTCTCAGATCTGCGCACACTATACCAATCTCATACTGTTTTGATGATCACGGGGTGGTGGAACCCGTCTTCGATTATTCTGAAGATGGTGAGGCCGTTGACTTTGGTATTGATGAGGAACCAGAAGATGTGTGCGCAGCAAATGCCGTAACATCCTCGTCGATGTTAGGAGTATCTCCATCTGAATTTGCAGAAACAGCTATACGCATACCTGAAGCTGGGCGCATATCGGATTTCTCCTTTACAGGTAGAGAGTATCTACGAAAGGTATATGACACTCCGGCAAACAAAATACTCTTACTTTGCGGACGCCAGACTGAAAAAACGACAACGCTGGGCAATCGTATGCTCTGCTATTCTGCACTGGTTAACAACTTTAGATCTTTGTACGTAGCTCCGTCAGCAGAGCAGGCAAAGGTGTTTTCTAATGATCGTATCAAAGATCCTATAGAAGCATCGCCAATGCTTCGGGCCTACACAACTTCGGCTATCAACCAGGCCGTGTTTTTCAAGAAGTTCATAAACTATTCTCAAATACGACTTCGATACGCATACCTCAATGCCGATAGATGCTTGGTCGGCTCCTCACGTTTGCAGTTAGCAGATGGATCTTTTCCGGCAATAAAGAATTTGGTAGGTAAGTCCATTAATTTGATCTCTGCGGATGATCACGGAAGGCCATTAGTTACACGCGGGGTTCGGGTAAGGTGCACTGGTATTAGAGCTGTGGTTGACGTCTTTACTTCATTTCCCATACCGTTAGGGACTACGCTTGATCATGAATACTTTACCAAAAGAGGTTGGGTACGTGCGGACTCCCTAAGAAAGGGCGATTTTGTTGCTGCTCCACATGCAGGTATGCTGTGTACCGCAAATACCTATATAGGTGTGGATTTTGCTTGGCTACTGGGGGCTATGACTGCCGAAGGTAGTAGTGTGCTACCGTCAGATGTAAAGTTCACCAACACTGATGTTGATTTCTTGACCGACTTTGAAGCACACAGTAAAGCAGTTGGGCTCGTTCTAGGCAGTAGGATACCTGATAAGCGTTCAGCTAAAGTTGCGTACTCATTGAGTCTGTATTCAGATACTCGTGGGCAAGGAATAAACGGGGTCAAGAAGAGGCTGTGGGAGCTAGGAGAATTTGGCAAGGATGCTTTAACTAAACGTGTACCCAGCTGTATTTTCACAGCTACATTAGTCGAGAAGTGTGCATTTCTACACGCGCTATTTCGTGGTGATGGCTGGTGCTGTAACGAAAGTTCTTTTGCCCGCGCAGGATATTCCACATCATCCTATGGTTTGGCAGAAGACCTTATATTCATACTGTGGTCCTTAGGAGTACGCTGTGCGCTTCGTAAAAAGAAGCCAAGTACGAAACATGCATCCGTAAGTTACGTGATCGATTTATCTACTACGGCTACGCACAAGCTTTTATCTTTGATCGGAAATTTTAGGGCCGAGTTACCTACTCGTGCTACACCAGGTAAATCCATCTTAGATCGAATTCCTTTCTCGTATACACAGTTGCGAGAGCATTTGAAATCTGGATACGGGCTTAGTACACATGCAGCGTGGAAGAAGCATCGTATTCAATTGCGCCCTGGAAACAGGAGGGACAGCATAGGGCGCGGAGTACTTCTAAGTATAGCTAACAAGCTTAAAGATAAGTTCCTACTAGATATGTGCGACCCTTCAATTTCTTGGGTAGAAGTAAAGTGTATCAAGAAGAGATCTAAAAAAGAGACGGTGTATTGCTTAGATGTGCCAAACCATAAACGATTTGTGGCTAATGGTTTGGTAGTACATAATTGTCGTGGTATTCCTGCGGATCAAGTTTTGATCGATGAGATTCAGGATATCTTGGTCGACAATATCCCAGTCATAGAACAATGTGCGTTTCACTCTTCGTACAAATTGTTCATGTACTCGGGCACACCTAAATCCGTAGACAATACTATTGAGTACTACTGGAGCGAGTTCTCTTCACAGAATGAGTGGGTAGTACCTTGTGAAAGGCATGGATTACCTAGTGATTCAAGTACTTGGCATTGGAACGTATTGGCGGAGAAGAACATAGGGTCTTTAGGCTTGATCTGTGATAAGTGTGGTGAATCTATATCCGCACGTCACCCTAAGGCGCAATGGGCCGCTATGAATCCCATGCGGCCGGACAACAAGGACAAGGTAACTTTCGAGGGATACCGCATTCCTCAAATCATGGTTCCGTGGGTAGATTGGGCGGAGGTACTAATAGCGCAAGAGCAATATTCTCGTTCACAGTTCATGAACGAAAAGCTCGGCAGGTCTTATGACTCCGGTATACGCCCAATTACCAGAGCACAGTTACAGGCTGTATGTAAGCCTGAGATCGTACTAGGAGATATCGAATCCTTCCGCAGATTAGCGCAGGGTATATCAGTCTATGCAGGCATAGACTGGGGTGGAGGTACTGACAGCAGCTTCACGCATATTTCGTTTGGTGGTTATTTTGGTACCGGTAACTTCTCCATCATTTGGTGTCACAGATTTACCGGCCAAGATTTAGATCCAGAGAAGCAGATCGAACTGATCACACAGATGTTGTCCCAACTAAATGTCAAGCTTGTGGGCGTAGACTATGGTGGCGGTTTCTACCCCAATGACAAGCTCATCAAACGTTTTGGTTCCCGTAAGATAATGAAGTTTCAATACAATCCCCGGCAGAAAAAGAAGATTTACTGGGAACCGAACCTGCAACGTTGGATGTGCCACCGTACGGAAGTTATGAGTGACGGGTTTAATGCACTGAAGGCAAAGAAGATAGATCTCCCGAGATGGGAAGATTATCAAGACCCTCACGGTACCGACATACTCAATATTTTCACAGAGTACAACGTGCGTGTCCGTATGAATGAGTACAAGAAGCCGCCTGGAAAGACTGATGATGCATTTCACTCTATGCTTCTGTGCCTGCTAGCTTCTTGTATAGAGCGACCACGCCCAGACATCTTTGCACCTATGCAGGACAGTGGTTTGATGGAGAATTATGGGTAAAGAAAAGAACCACCCTGGGTGGTTCTTTTCTTTACCTCTACAAATGCCCAGTGTCGAATACTTGCTTGTACTTCCGGTATAATCCGGCGCCATCATGAGCCATCGCCAATTTGCGTATCCTTTGAAGAGACTGAAGTAGTGCAACGCACATACTAGAAGCACTGGATTCTATTAGATGCGAGATGGCCCGGACACCGAGGGTGCTTTCCGATTCCAAATAGCGAAGGTGATTGAGCAATGTGTCTAGATATGTTGTGGTCATCGGAAACTGCCCTACACCTGTCTCGAAAGGTTCCCACTCCAATTGTGCAAGTGGAAGCTTGTCTGCGTCGCCGCAAACCTCGTCCAATTGTGCACGAGCTCTTCCTTCTGCTACAGCCTTGCCACGTCGCCTAGTTCCAGTATCTCTTTTGGCTGGCAAACACAATGCCATTCCAACGGCCCACATATTTGTTGGATTTGCTGTGGCACTGTGAACAAGTGTGACATTAAGAGCTGGTTCGAAGGGTGATCGTAGGATTCTTTGCCCTACGATAGTAAGGCACACCTTGCCGTACGCGTGGAAGTAACGGATGGTGTTGTTTCTTTCCTGCAGGTCGTTCATTAGATCTCCGTAAAGTATGTTTGGGAACCAGTATTCTTATATCGGTATACGCTGGGCATTTCTAGT